CAAGGGATGTTAACCTTGACAATAAGGTAAAAATACTATATAATACTTTCAAATCTTTGAAAAAGAATTATACCCCATTCGGGATTAAAACTTTCAAAGGTTTGTAAAAAGTTCTTTAAAAATTTTCATTGTTAAAGATGAAAAAATTTAAATGAAAGGGGCTCCAAATGATAAGGGATTACTTTAAAAATAACTGCATAAGCATTAGGCAGTGGGCAAAAAAGCATAATCTAAGCGAGCGCACTACCTATATGGTAATCAACGGCGAAGTGCTCGGAAACAAGAATTTTAAGACGTCGAAAAAGGTATTTGAAGCACTTTTGAGCGAGGGCATAATCAAACGAATGCCGGCAGGATTTATCAAAAAACAAGACGAAGAAGCGAATAAAAAGGCTAGTTGATGTTGTATGTCGAGACTGCAGTAGCGGCTAAGGTTTTTAACGTTTCTTTAAGCGCGTTAAAAGAAGCTTCGCGCCGCCACTCATCAAAATACCCATTCATCCGCTTGCAAAACACTGGCGCTAGAAGCCGCGGCGGAGTGAAGCTGCTTTTTGAGGTCGGTATCGCAGATATCGATGCTGCTATCAAACGCGGAAAAATCGACAAAAATATAAACGTATGGCTCAGTGACGCCACCTCTAAAAACGGAGTAAAACAGATGAAATTTAGCGACATAAAAAGCAATCACGACGCACAAGAGGCAAGAGAGCAAAAAGATGGATCAGATGAGCCGTACAGCTCAAGCTACGCCATGCTAAGCCCTACAGATAAAAGCAAAGCGGATGAGAAGATCAAAATTTTAAAGGAATGGGAAGAGGCGAGGAAGAGCAACGTGCCCTCTAAAAAGTTTTGCGAAAGCTTCGGCGTGAGCGAAGCAAACCTTTTTAGGTGGCAAAGAGCGTATAAGGGCGGCGGTGCGGTGGCTTTGGTAGATAATCGCGGTAAACACAGAAAGAGCGAAAGCAAGCTTGAGCCGTGGATGAGCGAGTTCGTGCTTGATAAATTTCGCGCTTACGGCGCGGGCGGTCTAAACGTCGCTCAGCTTTGGCGAGATCTACATAAAGAATATTTTGGCCGTCGCGGTGAGCCGCAAAATTATCCTAAATTTTTATGCGGCACCATAAAGCCGCTCTTTGATGCGGGCGTCGTAAAAAGGTATTTGGATAATTATTATGCAGATCCTGCTCGCCGCCTCGAGTACATAATGATAACTAAAGGCGAAGACAAGGCAAAAAGCTATTTTCAGCCCGCCATGGGAGATCAAGGCGAGATTATCACTCGCAGAAATCAATGCTGGCAGATAGATAGCTCGCCGCTTGACGTGATGGTACGAGACGGCGAAAAAGGTGAAGCGATACGTGCAAACGTGCTCAGTATCGTAGACGTTTACAGCGGTCGCTGCGTAGCGAGTATCGAGCGAAAATCAAACGCTTTGGGGCTAATTCGATTGATGTGGAAGGCGCTAAGCAAATTTGGAAAGCCGGACTTTATCAAGGGCGATAACGGCAAGGATTATCTAAGCGATCAGTTTCAGCACCTATTAAACGGGCTCGGGATCGATTACGACAGAGCTATCGCATACAGCGGCGACGAGAAGGGATTTGTGGAAAGACATTTCGGCACGCTCCAGCACGGCGGAATTTCACAAACGCCGGGCTATATCGGCTTCAATCTTGCAATGCGCGAGGCGGTAGAGCAGCGCACGCCTAAAAAGGAAAGACACGCCAAAGATGAAAACGGACTACCTAAAAAGACGAATTTAAAATACCTGCTAACCCTGCAGCAGGTGCGGGATAGATTTGAAACCGAAGTATTAAGCTGGGATCTAATGAGTGTGGGTAGAAAGAGAAACAGCCCGATAAATAGATGGAATGCCGACGATACGCCGTTAAAGGGAGTAAGGCTCGATGAATTTATGCTTCATGCGGGCGGTCTTGTGCCTCGAGTGGTAAGCAAAAAGGGTATCAATTACGAGGCGATGCAATTTGTCAGCCAATTTTTACCAAGCGTAGGCACGGAAGTATTCATAAGCGAAAATATCGATGACGTAAGTAGCGTATTCGTGTTTGATAAGAGTGGAAATTTCATCTGTGAAGCCAAAGATAAAAACATTTGTCCTATGAGCGCAGAGACCTTTAAGATGGTTAAGAAGGTCTTTAAGGATGAGATGAAGGCAATTCGATCTGTCATTAAGCGCGCAGAATTCAGCGAGTTTACAAGGCTTAATGTCGATTACGACCTTGAGGTAATGCTTGCGGCGCATAAAGAAGCTCTAAAGCCTGAAAATTTTGTTTATGAGGATAACGATCAGGTAGAAGCCGTAAAGGAAACGATTAAAACCCAAAAAGAGATAAACGAAATCAGCGCCAAAGCGTTTAATTATGAGAGTTTAGAAGTGAGTGTAGCGAAACAGAGGGCTAAATTTAGCCTCGATGACGCCATAGAGATGGCAAGCGGCGAATAAGCTTTTCAAAAAGCATTTTAAAAGTGCTTTTTAAAGGGCTTTAAACGGATTTTAAAGGCTCTAAATTTAAGAGAAAGGATGAAAAAATGAAGCTAGCAAACGACATAGTGCGGTTCATCAAAGAAAACGAAAAAAGTGGTATGAGCCAAAACAAATTCGCAAAGCTTTTGGGGATTAATCCCGCGTATATTTCGGGATATATCAAGGAGGGATCCTCCTACAAATATGCACACAAGGTAGAAGGACCCGCAAAAAACTACATTGACAATTTTATCAAAAAAGTCGATGTTTTGCAAGACGAGCTGCCTTTCATCAAAACCCGCGATGCAAAAAGCATCCACGCAGTCATAAGCTGGGCGGTAAAAGATCGCGATATGGCAATGATTAGCGGAGCGGCGGGTAGCGGTAAGACGAGAGCTATTAGGGAATACGTCCGTACGCATCCCGATAGTATCCTGATTGAAGCTACGATCAATACGTCGGCAAAGAGCCTTTTTAAAATTTTAGCCGGCGAGCTTGGGATAGAGAGCAAGGGGTGTATCGACGATCTGATCCGTCGTAGCGCAACTGAGCTAAAGAAGCTAAGTAAGACGATCATAATAGACGAGGCTGAGCATTTGCCATATCGTGCACTGGAGAGCCTAAGAAGGATGCACGATTTTAGTCGCGCGCCGCTAGTGCTTGTCGGCACAAACAAATTGCAGCTAAATTTGACTTCTTCGCGAAGTGGCGACGCTTTAGAGCAGCTCAGCTCACGCGTCGGTAACAAATGGATATTGGGCGGACTCAGCTATTTGAATGATGACAATCGGGTTGTTTCCGACGATCTCAAAGAGGTTTGCAAAAGCTTCGGCGTAGAAGATAAGGACTGCGTAGGGCTGATACAAAGGCTTGCAAAGGGAAATTTCAGAAAAACCGAGAAGCTTTTAAGGCGCTCGAAGATGCTTTGCGAATACGGCGGCGGCACGATAAACGAAGACGTAGTAAAAGAAGCCACGAAGATGCTTTTGTTGTAATAGTTGTAACGGTTGTAAGGAGATAAAAATGAAAATTTCAAAAGATACAAATATGAAAATGAGCGATCTAAAGGCTTGCAAAGACGAGATCATCATCGCGCACTCATTCATTCTATTTCACACCCCGCGAGGTTGGATCTCAAAGAGGAGACGACGTGAGAGCATAGCGGTGCCGGTGCCGAGATTTCGTCGCGGGCTAGGAACGATTTGGAGTTAAGCAGCTTTGATTTTAAATGGCGCCCCGTGCGGGCGTCTTATAAAGTTAAATTTAAAAGGAGTGGATATGAAATTTCCTAAAGAGCTTGAAGCAAAACGCACCAAGTGCATAGTATACACCCGTGTGATGGGCTACTTGCGCCCGGTAGAAAGCTTCAATATTGGTAAAGTGGGCGAGCATAAGCAGCGCGTGCTATTTGAAGAGAAGAAAAATGTCAAAGATATCGCTAGCGCTAAGTAAGCGCGAAAGCGCGAGAGAGCTAAGAGATGATGCCGAGACGAGCTATAAAGAGCTTGCAGCGATATTCGGCATCAGCGTCCAACGGGTAGCGATGATCGAGCGAGCCGCCCTTGCGAAGCTGCGCCATCCTAAAAACCGCAAGGCGTGGATAGCGATATTTGAAACCCTCGCCGAGATCGAAAAATGCAGAGCTCAAAGACTCGGCAGCGGCTGGAGCCTGAAAGGAACGATCAATGAAGCTTAAGGACCTGATAAATTTGCCCGCCGATAGCTATAGCGCAAACGCATTGCGCGAGCTGCATGCAAAGATGAGCGCCGCAGTACCCAAAGACGTGATCGTAGGGTTTAGAAGCGTGCGCGAAGCGGAGCAAGCAAGTGAGGATTGGGCGTTTTATGTAACCTTCTATTATGGCTCTAGGAGCAGATGCCCCGTGATTGAACGTTTCGGCAAGTTAAGAATTTGCGCCGATGCTACGATGATGAGCCATCCTTTCGTACGAAAAGTACTTACTTATCTGCGTGAGCAGATGTTTATCATTTAGCTTTTATCGGGCTCTTTTTGCAAGAGCCTACATAAGCGCTAAAGCTAATCGCTGAAAATGCAGGCGATAGCCTGCCGTAACTTTAGGTGGGTCGAGGGGGGCAAGCCCCCCCCCCCCGCCGGCGCGTCGGCCCGCC